CGGTCCACGTGGACCGCCCCTTCTTGTGTAGATGCTGTGTGAGCGCAGGATCTATTCCCGCCACTCCTTCAGCACCTCGCCCGTATCATTATCGACGCGTTTCCGGACGCCGCCGGGATGCCATTCCACGCGGATGCTCGGCCCGTACTTGGCCCGGTATGCCGCCTTCCCTTCCGGGGTGTCCGCCCAGCACTCCACCTCATGCGGAGTGATGCGCCGGCCCAGCTCCGTCTGCAGCTCCCGCCACTGCCGGTTGAGCGCCGCGCGATCGCGCCGAATCTCCGCCTTCGTCGCCTCGCCGTCGTGCTCCAGGTTCTCCGGCGAGAGCCCGCCCGCCACGTCGAGCAGGTCCAGCAGGATCACCGCTTGGGGTCGTTTCTCAGGCATGGGTCGTATCCTTACCAGTCCCCTTCGCTATCGACTGACGCCCTTCCGTCCCAGTAGTTCCGCCCGTCCCAGTGAGTGCCCGCGTGCCCTAGTTTGAGCAGGCAGACCACGTTCCCGGACTCGTGCTCCACGGCCGCGCAAAGCCCTGGCCCGTCCGGCCAGGGCTCAGCCCACTCGGCGCTGAGATAGAGCTCGCTGCACTCGCGAACATACCGGACCTTCCATGCTGCCTGCCAGCGCCACATTCGCTGCCGGAAGTCGGCGTCCAACCAGCCCTCTCCCGGCGAGTCGCTCGTCTCCAGGTCCCAGGCCAGCGCTCGGCGGCAGTCCTTCCACGCTTCGCCCCACACTTCCAGTAGATGCGTTCGGACCTGCTCCGCGGTCCACTGGCCAAAAGGCCCGGGCTCTTGCTCAACTGCGCTCATATCGGTGGTAAGTGTCATCGCCGAGTGAGATCCACGTAGATGCTACGACCGTAGCTCAGGCCCTGGATATTGAGCCGCCAATGCGTACCGCCGTAGTAGATAGTCAACTCTGGCCAGGTCGCCTTGCAGATCCGGGCCAGGTGCTCCGGATCGTCCGCCAGCTCGATTGCGGCCCGCACCAGTGCCAGCTGGGCGTCTTCCGCGGCATTACACTCCGCCTCAATAACTCGCATAGGTAATCTCCACCGACTGGGCAGTACGAGTGATCTACTCGTACTGCCGACTTACTACGCCGCCCGGGCTGAATGACGCTGGAACCGGCCGCGATCTCCAGCGGAGCGCCGACTGCCAGGCACCACCCGCGCAGATTGCGAACCTGTTACCGGCCGAGGTTCGGCACTACGAGTAGCTGCTGCCCCGCGAATGACCTCTGAGACCGCCTTCGCCGCCCGCTTTTTCTTCGTGTCATCGGTGTAGAGGTAACGCTCAGTGGTCACGATCGACGAGTGCCGCAGCATCTTCTGCGCGGTCTTGAGATCCTCACGCGCGGCCACCGTGGTACCGAACCAGTGGCGCATCGCATGCCGCTGCAGCTCGCTATCGCTCAAGCCGGCGTGCGCGAGGAGTTCGTCCCACAGCCGCTTCAGCGCCCGCCAGGCCATCCGCCGGCTTTTGCTCACCGGGAACAACGCCTCTTTCGCCGGGCTGTGCATCTTCCGCTGGCCGGCCCACTCGGCACGCACCTGTAGCCACTCCGCAAGCCAGGGTCTCGTTTCCTCATCCACGGGCAGCTCATCCCAGGAGCCGCCTTTGCCGTTCCGGACCCGGATCAGCCAGTCTTCCGGGGTCCCGTCGGCCTGCAGCCCGGTGCGCTGGATGACATCTGCGACATTCAAGGCTTGCAGCTCACCCGACCGGAGCCCGCACTCGCACAGCAGTACGATGATGGCGCGCGTCTTATAACGCCGAATGCGAAGGGGCTCGTTGAATTCGGGGAGACCATCCGCCGCCGCATAGAGGCGCTTGATCTCGGCGTCGGAAGGCTTGCGACGGTAGCCCTCACCCGCCTTCGGGAGGCGCATCTCGCGGAGATCAGGGAGCTCACTAGCGCCGGCGGCGCCGGCCCAGGTCGCGAACGTCCGGATCGAGGAGAGCGTTACCTTCAGCGTCTTAGGCGAAACCGTCGCCTGGCGCTCCTTGAGATAGGTAGCCACGGTGGCGCGCTCGAAAGGCCGCGCGGCTGGGTCCAGCGCACACCAACGCGCGAACTGATTCAGCTTGCTACGATACTGCTCATGGGTTCGTAGGCTGTATTCGGGATCCGCCTTCAGTTCACTCAAATAGGTTTCGATCAGTTCGAGCACCGCGTGTCTCCAGGTAAGCGGCATCATCGCCGTGACGCATAACTTCCCACACTGGGGGTGAATTCGTAGGGTGCAAAGGGGGCAGAGTGTGACACGGAGAGGCAAGTGTGTGGCTGCCTAAGAACCGGCCGAACAACGGTTTCGTAAACCGTAGGTCAGGGGTTCGAGTCCCCTTGTCGGCCATACGAGTCCCCGCGAGAGAGCTTTCTCTCCGGGGGCTTTTTTCGTACCGCCCCTACGCCTACCCCGTCGCTCTAGCACTCCCAACTGAGCTACTCTGATCACCCGCTCTCGACAGTTGCTTGCCTACCGGATATCATCCGCCCGGAGGAAAGCATGATGTCAACCACTGTTGGACCGCCTCTTACCACTAAAGAGATCCAGGCGCTCAGCTTCGATGATCTGGTTCGTCACATTGGCCTCACGGCTTGCGCCGTCCACCAACTCCGACAAGACGCAGATACTATCGAGCAAGAGCACAGAGACCTCCAGGAAGAGGCCTTCCGCCGCCGTAACGAGCGCCTAAGGCGCGAACGCGAAGCCGAAGCGGCTACGCAACAAACGGCTTCTGACGCTCCCTCGCCAATGGCTTCCGACCCACCACCAGGAACTGAACTGACACATTCGGGCCAGCCTGCGTAAGGGGCACGATATGCATCACTTCATAGCCTTCGCCCTCAAGGTCGTTGAGCGTCCCCTTTAGCAACAACGGACCCGTCTCTCGTGCGTCCCACTCGTATTTCGCCATACCCCCACCCTTTCTCGTTCGTAAATGAGCGAGAGGGGGTGATCACTCCCACGTCGGCTAGGGAGTACTAAACACCCCGGCGCCTGCTGAGTGCGAGCTCAGCGCCAGGGGGTGCATTACACGGCGGTCACCGAGTAGCGCAGCTATCGCGTCGATCCGCTCCGGCTGCTCCACCAACCGCCGCACTGTCTCCAGTTGCTTCGGAGACAGACCGGTCATTTCCCACGCCACATCAGCGACCGGGGAAGGCAGCTCCGCACCGCTTGCAGTCACATGCGGAGAAGAGTAACCAGCGGCCCCTAACAGGCGCGAGCTTTGCGCGGCATTCAGGCCCAACCCCTCTACCATCGTCTCGATGGTTTCCCGGCTGGGAACCCTGCCGCTCCTCACCATACTGCTCACCCAGCCCGAACTGACGCCTGTGCGCCTGACTATGTCCGCCTGGGTGACCCGTTGCTCGCGCATGATCGCGAGTAACTCATCCTGGAAGCACATCCCTTTCACCTCCGATCCAACTTTACCACTGCGACCCAGAGTTTACCACTAGAAAGGGAATTTCATTCGTGACAATGTTCTTACGCTGCGGTATGATCTTCATCAGTAGGAAGTTTTCCTCTCTAGAACAAAGAGAGGCCAGCCCTGGGGACTTCGGAATGACGACGGGACCACGCATTACCAGCCTAATGAGGGCGATCTCACGGGCAAATGGCGGCCGCCCCATCCGGGACGTGCTGAAAGAGGCGATCAACACCACCGGAACGGTGAAGGGGGCTGCCCTGCGTCTCGGCATCAACGAGCAAACGGCGCAGGCGTGGGCAGAAGCTTTCGAAATCGAGATCAAGACCGTCGCCGTCTAGCAGCTTTCAACGCAAAACGGCCGCTCCCGATGGACCAGGAGCGGCCGTTTCTCTAACCCGCCCGGTTGGTGACTTCAACACCTTCCAGGCCCGTCACCCGCCCCTGTCGGGGAGCGAGGACAAGCAATGGTAACGAGCACCAGACCGATCCGTCAAACCCGCCGCGCCGGGGCCTCTCCCGCCGCTGCGCCCGCCGTGCCCCCGTCGCTGATCGAGGCCCTCCGCGACCTGATCCGCCGCGAGCAGGCGGAACTCCGGCACCGGCCGGCCCGCGTCTACCTGCCCGGCCGCACGATCACCGGCTCCGCGCTGATCCGCCTGGATGGGTGGCTCGACGTTTACGACAAGGACATCGCCGAGGAGCTGGCCACGAAGTTGGAGCGGGTGGGCGTGCAACTCGTGAAGGCGCAGCGGGCGGGCGACCGGCTCCGGATCGCCGACCTGGAGCGGGACGCCGACGCGCTGCAGCGGGAGATCACCCAGCGGGAGACGGTCCTCTGCGAAAGCTTCCCGCCGCAGCGCATCGTGAGTATCGAGTGGCTGCTGGATGACGAGCCGGCCACCGGCTGCGACCTGTTCGGCTACGCGGAGGTTAACTGACGATGAGCTACCCCACTTCATTCGCTGAAACGACGATCTCCCGACTGGAAACGGAAGTCCAGCAACTCCGGGACCAGCTTACCAACCGCGCCCGGCAAGCCGGCCAGGCGCAGGCCCTCGCCTCTCTCGCACTCCGGGAGCTGGCCGGCCCTTACCCCGAGCCGCAGCGCACCGTGGAGCTGCTCTTACAACTGCTCAGCGCCTCGCGCGGCGCTGAGGCGCCCGAAGCGCGCCTGGACTACCGCCGGATCAGCGCCACCGTAGCCGCCTGCCGGATCGTGGAACTGGACCGCCTCCAGCCGGAGCTCCTGGAGTCCCTATTGCAGCCGGATCTCTACACGGAGTACGCGGAGCAAATCCGAGCGCGGCTCATCCGCGAAGAAGGCTACGCGCCGGAGGCCACCACCCTGGCGGCGGGGCTCTTCCAGTGGGTGCACGGCCACACCGAGAAGCTGCTGGATGCGGCCGCAGACGAGTCCTTTGGTCATTACAGCGGCGGGCTCGGCGAGTCGTCCCGGGCGGTATTGGATCCGCTCATCCGGGCCTCCCTAGAGGCTGCTGTAGTAGAGAGCACGTCCGAAGACGCCCTCACGGAGGCGGCGCGCCCCCTGATCCGGACGTGCGTGGGTTGGGCCGCACCCGGAGCCCGGCCCCTGGAGACGGCGTTCCCGGTGCTGGGGCTCGATACGGACGAAATCTGTATCCCGGTACCCGTCTACGTCAGTCATGGCGACCTGCCGGACACCCTCTCCCTGACCGTCACCCGCTACCACGAGCCCACCGGCGAAACGCTGGAGTTGCCCGTGCACTTGCAGTACCGCGATCTGCGGCACGATGCTACCGAAGGCTTGGTCGGCGTGTTCGGCGTTACGGAGGTCCACTGAGATGGAGCAATTCATCCTCTACAAGCGCGAGACGTGCGCGGCCTGCGACGCCAGCGGCGACCCGTGCCGCCTCTGCCAGGGGCAGGGCTTCACCGAAACCCGCGTGGACCTGGTACAGGCTCTCCAGCAACTCGGGCTCCTGGACGCGATGCGCTCCAACGCCGAGGCGGTACAGCAACTGCGCGAGTCACTCAGTCCGGAGCGGCTGCAGGAAGTGGCGCAGCGGGCCGTAGCGCTCGCTCACCGGGAAGGCGGGGTGTTCCGTGGCTAACGAAACCCCTGCCCCGCTTCCCGGACTGAGCCCGGCCGCCCGCGCCGGGCTCAGCATCCTCGCCGACGACGCCCGCCAGACCAAGCTGGCCCGCTGGATTCAGTCGCGCCAGCCGAGCAGCCCGGCCGGCATTCAGCTCTACGCCGCCCTGATCTGGATCCGCAATCTGGAGTTGCTCGCGACCGTGCCGCCGCCCGCTGGGGGTGCCAGCCCGCTCCCGCTCAGCGTGCGGTTCGGCCTCGTCGCGCTGGCGCGCCGGGTGGACATTGAAGAGTTGGCCGACCACCTGGCGCTGCGCGGCGCTTCCGAGACGGAGGTAGACGCGATCACCGAAGCGCTTACCTGGATCCTGCTCGGCGAACTGTCCCCGGTTTCGGAAAGCGAGGCCACGGTATGAGCCAGCTTCTCCGCCGTCCTAAGGCAACCCCGGTTTCGAGAACCTTAGATCAGGGGTGCGAATCCCCTCTGACGCTGCGCGTGATCGGCTTCGATACGCCGGAACTGCGGGACCGCACCGCCGACCAGGCCACCGCGGAGCGTCTTCGCACTACGACCCTACTGCTCCATATCTACGCCGCCGCCCTGGCCTTCGGCTGGGCGGTCCTACTCCTCGCCGCGTGCGAGTTCGGACGGAAGCCGTACTGATGGAACGACTCATCAACGCCGCCGCGCAACGCCCGCGCACCCGGCCCACCGACCGGCCGGTCTGACGTACGTAGAAGCGCCGGCGGAAGCATCCCTCTTCCGCCGGCGCTGTTTGGTTTTCGTGCCTCGCCAGCACTCGGCCGGTCGCCCCGTAGTGGGGCGGCGGCCTCTTTTCGCAGTGTAACACGACCGTCTTATAACCCGCTATTCCCCCATGACACTGCTCCCCGATGCCTTTGGTGACCTGAGCGAGAAGCACCAAAAGATGCTCATGGTCGAGTCCGGAATTAGCCCGGAGCTGATCCTTACGCGCGGGTATCGCACGGTCACTCGCAAGACCGAAGTGAGCGACCTGGGCTTCAAAGGCTCCCAGGCGCGCGCCCCCGCTCTCATCATCCCGATCTGGAGTACGCAGGGGATCTCCGAAACCTACCAGATCCGGCCGGACCATCCGCGCCTGAACGAAGACGGCAAGTACGTGAAGTATGAGCTGCCCAAAGGCCGCGAAATGCTCCTGGACGTGCCGCCGCCGGCGTGGCACTACCTCGGCGATCCGGATGTCCCGCTGTTCATCACGGAAGGGGTCAAGAAGGCGGACAGCGCCGTCTCGCATGGTCTCTGCTGCATTGACCTCCTGGGAGTGTGGAACTTCCGCGGCGTGAACCCGGCCGGTGGCCTCACCATCCTGCCGGATTGGGAGTATGTCGCGTTCAAGAGCCGCACCCATCCCCGGGACATCTACATCACGTATGACTCCGACGTGATGGCCAAGCGCTCCGTGTGGAGTGCTTTGAACCGCCTGCACGGCCTCTGCAAAGACCGCGGCGCCCGCCCCTGGCTGATCTACTTGCCGGACGGCCCGAAGCACAAAAAGCAGGGCCTCGACGACTGGCTCGTTTCCCAGAAGGAAGGGATCACTCCCGACGAGATCAAGTGGTTGCTGCGCGGCATGGCCGTGGAAGAACTGCGGCCACTCCCGCGCGACGAGAAGGCCGAAGCCGAACAAAACGATACCTTCCCCGGCAACCTCCGGAGCCGTTACGAGCCCAGCCCCGGCGGCCTCTGGTACTTCCGCCAGACCACGCGCGGTCAAGAGAAGAGCCAGGCCACGAACTTCGACTGCCGGGTCTTGCGCCACATCCGGAAGGATGACGGCCTGGAGGTCACTTCCTTCCTGGAAGTCAGCGCCACCCGCAACCATCACAAATGGACCGGCCGCCTCACGCACGCCGAGTTCCTCACGATGGATTGGCCCTCGAAACACCTGATGGCCGCAGCGGGCACCCTGCCCGGCCAGGGCAACCGGGACCACTCCGCCTTTGGCTTTCTACAGCTCTCCGAACCGATTGAGGAGGTTTTCATGTACGGACACACCGGTTGGCGCCACGTCGCCGACGAATGGCTCTTCCTGCACGCCGGCGGCGCGATCGGCCGCAAAGGGGAGGTGCCCGAAGTAACGGTCGACTTGGAGAAAATGACCGAGTATCAGCTCCCCGCGCCTCCGGATCTCGCCACGCCGGCCGGTAAGGACGCCGTCGTCGATGCGATCCGCCGCAGTCTCGGCTTCCTGAACATTGCGGACCGAGCGCAATCCTGGCCGCTCCTCTCCGTGGCCTACACGGCACCGCTGGCCACGCTCTTCCCCTGCGACTTCACCGTCTGGCTGCAGGGCGCCAGTGGGGCCCGCAAGAGTACGGTCGCGGCGCTCCTGCTCTGCCACTTCGGAAAGTTCACCCGGAACACGCTGCCCGGCAACTTCACTTCCACTCCCAATGCGGTCGAGATCCAGGCGTTCCAGACCAAAGACGTGATCTTCGTGCTCGACGACTACGCGCCGAGCGTGGACCGGAAGGAGGCGGCGCATCAGGACGCGGTGGCGCAGCGCATCATCCGGGCGACGGGCGACACCCGTGGCCGCAACCGCGCCACGAAGGAAGCCGGACTGTCCGGAGAGCGCGCCCCGCGCTGCCTCCCGCTAGTGACTTCAGAGTTGCCCCCACCCGGCGCGCAAAGCACCGAGGCCCGCACGTTCGGGATCTTATGGGAAAAGCACGCAGTGGACGATAAGGCGCTCGCCGCAGCCTGCGCTCAGGACGGGGAGGCCTACGCCCTGGCGATGGCCGCTTACATCCAGTATCTGGCCGGCTGTCTCGACGAGCTGCGGCCGCGCCTGGCGGAGGACGTCCGCCGCTTGCGCGAGTGGTTTCCCGGTGAGCACGGCCGCGTCAAAGAAAGCGCCTCGAAGCTCGCGGTCGGCGTGGCCGCCTTCCTCGGTTTCGCGCTCCGCGTCGGCGCGATCACGGAAGTGGAGCGGTCGCAGCTCTACGAAGAGGCTACGGCCCGCCTGGCGGCGTGTGCCGAGTTGACCGGTGCTTCGCAGCTGGAGCGCCGCCCGACCGTGATGTTCTGCGAGATCATCCGCAGCGCCCTCCGGAGCGGCAACGGCTACCTCGCGGACAAAACCGCCGGCGGATGCCCGTCCCATAATCCGGGGCAATGGGGCTGGACCAAGCTGCACCAGGGCGAGTCCGGGTTCCGGGACGGTGCCGAGAAACTGGGCTGGCTAGATCGCGACAAGCACCTGGTCTATCTCCTGCCGGAGGCCTGTTTCAAGACGGTCGTGCGCCACTGCCAGCAACTCGAACTCCGCTTCCCCGATCAACGCAAGTCCCTGGGCGCGGCGCTGGACCGGGAAGGTTACCTCGTCCTGAAATCCAAGAAGGCCGGCGTGCATTACAACGCCTGGGTCGAGCGCAGCAACGAACAGTGTTGGGCGCTCTCGATCGACAGCATCTACCCGCCCGCTCCGGACGAATCCGCCGGCGCCGACGAGCCCCTCCAATGAATACACGCGGGATAGGGGTCAGGGGAAAGGGAGTATTTGCGATGTCGAAAGTACAGGGGTGGGGTGAAAAAAGCCATGGAAGCCATGGTTTCCATGGGAGAGCCCTCAGACTACTACTCTCAACCTCGGGTTCGTGCCTAGAAACCCACTTTCCCACCCCTGGTTTCCCCCATGGAAACTCCCATGGAAATCCCTCAGAGACAGGCCTTTTTCCATGGGGCTTCCCCCATTCCCATGGGCTTCCCCATGGCGCTCACCGGAAGTTGCCATGGGCTTCGGCGGCGTGCTGGCCCTCTTGCCAGGCACGAAATCACGCCGCCCACCCACTCCCCATGGCAACCATGGGTTCCATGGCGTTTTGGAAGGGGTGGGTCACTACGCTGCACACGTTTTTCTACGGAGAAGCGCCGATGACTGAAGGATCCCCCTTTGCCGATGAGCGGAAGGTGCGCCTGGAAGCCGTGGCCGACGCCGCCCGCCCACTGATAGATAGTGCGGCAGGCCCGGACTACTCCGAGCGTCTGGCTCGCCTCCGCGCCGCGTTCCGGCACCTGGACGCGCTCCCGACGGAGAGCAAGCCGTGAACGCCGCGCTGGAGGCCCCCGCCGCCCTGGTGTCCGCTCCGCCCGCTGATCCGGACGCCCCGGGCGAGTACTCCGACTGGCAGCAACGCGTGCGCAATGCGGAGCTGCTCGCGAACCGCCTGGGCTACCCGCGGATGTCCGAAGTCAGCGTCTACGGCGGCGGCGCCCTCTGGGGCTACGCGCTCACCGGAGCCAACGCGGAACGGCTGACCCAGCTCGAAGCGGCGCTGTACAGCTGGCAGGCCGGAAACCGGAGCTGGGACGTGCCGGCGATCATTTGCCCCACCTGCCAGGAGCGGGGCTGCCTCGGAATGCCCAGTGCCCCCAGTGCCTCGGCGTGGGCCGGCTGCCGGCCGCGAAGAAGTGAGACCCGGGAGCGGTGCTGTTACCACCGCTCCCGGTAAGTGACCCCTGACCCTTAGGAGAGACAGATGACCACTCATGGAAATGATAGCCGCCCGGAGATCCAGGTCGGCGACTGGATCGCCTGGACGGACCACAATGGCGAGGAGCAGATCGACGAAGTGCTGACCGTGGGCACGAAGCGAATCACTACCGCGCTCACCCACGTGGCCTTCAACGTGCCGGACCTCCGCATCGTCCCGAAACCGGGAACCCCCTCTCCCGTGCCCACCCCCACGGCTCCGGCGGTAGACCTGCGGGCCTACCATCTGCAGGGCGGCGAATGGATCCAGTGGACCGACGAGCGGGACCAGGAGCACACCGACGAGGTGCGCGGCTGGGATGACGAGCTGATCACCACCGCCCGCACCCGGGTGCCCTGGACCGCGCGGAACCTGCGCCTGGTGCGTCGAGATCCCGCGCCGGTACCGGAAGCGATGGATCAATCCATCACTACGCTGGATGCGCCGGCCGAGCGCCGCGCCGTGATCCCGCTGGACCTGATCGACGAGAGCCCCTTCAACCCCCGCAAAACGTTCGACGCGGAGAAGCTCGCCGCCCTCGCCGCCAGCATCCGTGAAGGCGGTCTCATCGACCCGCTGCTGGTGCGCCCAAAGGCCGGTGGCCGCTACGAACTGGTAGACGGTGCCCGCCGCCGGCGCGCCTGTCCGGACGCCGGCCTCTCCCTGGTGCCCGTCCGCATCCGGGAGATGGACGACGATGAAGCGTCCCGGATCATGTTCGAGACGCAGGAGCACCGCGAGCCGCTCAACCCCATCGACCGAGCCGAGGCGCTCCTGGAGTTGGTCGCAAAGCACGGCTCACAGCGCAAAGTCGCGAAGCATCTGGAATGCGATCAGTCCGCGATCTCCCGCGCCACGGCCATCGCCCGGCTGCCGGCAGCGGTGAAGGCGCTCGGCCGCGCGAACACGCTGAGCCCGAGCCACCTGGAGCGCCTGGTAAAGTGGAACGACTTTCCGGCGATCTGCACCGCCATCGCCGAGCAGGTGGTGCAGAACCACACCTCCGTGGCGGAGCTGGCCAAGCAGGTCGTGCCCTTCGCCGACGTGCTCCGCCAGCTCAAGCTGGTGAAGGAGTTCTACGTCAACCAGGTGGCCTTTGATCGCGCCCTGCTGGAAGCTCCGGAGTACAGCCGCCTGATGGTCAAGCCGGCCAATGGCTGGGGGGCGTGGTACTGCCTGGAGCCGAGGGTGTTCAAGCGCCTCACCCAGGAAGCCCGGGACGCGGAGAAAGAGCAGGCGGCCGCGGCGCACGCCAAAGCCTTGCAGGCCGCGGGTGCCGAGAAGGCGGAAGATCTGCCCAAATTGGAAACGATCCGCCAGCCCTGGGTCGAACGGACGGATCGCAGCAGCCAGACGCCGAGCTGCGACGGAAAGTGCGACTGCGCCGTGCAAGCCTTCTGCGGCCGGCGGAAGCAGGTGGTGAGCATCTGCACCAACCCGGCCAAGCTGCGAGCTCTGCAGGCGGTGGACATTAAGACGGCCGCAGCACGCCGCCAGGCGGAGGCGCAGGACCTGATCGATCAGCTGTACGCAGACTTGCGCGAGCGCAGCGAGATCTCCAGCCGGGACCTGGTCTATATGTCGGGCCGGCACTTCACGGCGGAGCGCTTCCTGCAGGCGTGTGAGCTCCTCGGCCTGGAGCCGCCGCCTGGACTAGCGGAAGGCAACTCCGCCGCGCTGGCCGTGGTCCCGGCCGTGGAAGCCCGGAACGTCTATGTGCTGGCGGCGGCCTTCTACGAGGCGGACCAATACGCCAAAGGCTGGCATCCCGGAAACATGCTGCGGCTGCAGTCCTACCTCGGCATCGAGCCGGCCCCGGAGCCCCCCGCCCATGAATGACCTCCTGAACCGTGTCCTGGCGGCCGTGTTCCGCCGCCAGCACCCCACACTGTGTGCCGCGCTGGACTTCGCGCTGCAGCGCGGCGTTCCTCCCGCCGAGATCCACGCGCAGCTCGTGCGGGACGCGGAAGCGCTGGGCGGCGCGCCCCGCACCGTCGCCGGGGTCTACGCCTACCTGTGCGACGTGGACCCGGACTTCCGGCGGGCCGAAGCTGAGCGGGCCGCCACGAGAGGGAAGGAGCGATGACCTTCCTCATCGTAGCCGGCGCGATCAAGTGCCTGATCTGCGAGCGCATCTCCCGAAGCGCGGCGGATGTAGACGACCGCTACTGCCCGAACTGCGCGATGTTTCACGACGACCTGGAACGCGTGGACGCCGCACTTCGAAGCCCGACGATCCCGCCGGCGGAAGCCGCGCTGCTGGAGAAGCTGTTCGGTCCGCACCCCACCGGTGCGGACCCTCTACCCCTGGAAAGGAGCGATGGATGAAGACTGTAGACGCCACCGTAACCCTGACCCCGCTGAACTGCGGCGGGTGCGGCGTAGCGTTCGCCATGCCCGAGTCCCTCTATCGAGAATGCTTGCGCAACGGCCGCTCCTTCTACTGCCCCAACGGGCACGAGCGGCAGTTCACGGAAACCGTAGAGCAGCAGTTGAAGGAAGCGCAGCGCGAACTCGCAAAAACCGCGCGCCGGCTGGAGCTGAAGGAGACCACCATCCGGGAGATCCAAGAAGAGCGCGAGGCGGTGGGCCGGCGTCTCTCCGCTACCCGCGGCGTGGTAACAAAGCTCAAGAACCGCGCGAAAGCCGGCCTCTGCCCCTGCTGTCGGCGTCACTTCGGTGAGCTGCAGCGGCACATGGAAACCCAGCATCCGAGTTGGGATCCGGAAGGGGACGGTGCTTCGTGAGCTACCGATGCCAGGCCCTCCGCGCCGACGACACGCTCTGCCCGCACACTTCCACGAACATCCGCAACACCAGCTTCGGCCCCAAAGCGGTCTGCGGTCACCACGTCCGGAGCAACACCCGGAAATGGGGCCGGACCTTCGAGCCCGAATGCCTCTGGCCGGAAGGACTGCTCGCGGCGGCGGAGATCTGGGACCAGCACACCCAACAGCATCTCGGCTCTGCGGAACTCTACGCCACGCAGGCCACCCGCACGGCAGCGAAGGCGGCGGAATGTCGACTCCGCGTGGAGTGGATGCGGGAGCGAGAAGGGCGGGAAGGAAATGGGAATGGATAGCATCCTGGACTTTAATGCCAACACCACGGTTGGCGAGCTGCTGAAGGCTGCGAGCGAGATGAACGCTGCATCCGTGCGGGTAACTGGCCGCGCTGGCGATGACAGCGTTTTGTTCTCCGTGATCGCGGTCAGTGGCGAGGATGCCTGGAAGTACGTCCAGGCCTGCGAAGCCCTAGAAGTGGACAACAAAGCTGTCCACGCGGAAGTGCTCGCCGCCATCCGAGCAGCTGCGGAGAACCCGGGGAATGGCGAGTAACGAGCAGATCGAGCGCGTAGTCCTCTGCGCCAAAGCCGCCACCAGCGTGTCGCTGCTGGTGTCCCTGGAGGAGCTGGACGAAGTGCTGGCTCAGCAGGCCTGGGAGGCGCTGGCCATGCCGCTCTTCGACCCCACCCGGTATCGGAACGAAGCCGACCAGGTGGAATGGAATGGGCGCTTCCTGGTAGCCTTCGCGAAGTTCCGCCGCGACGTGCAGCAACTCCTGGACGAACCCAGCACGAGAGAGAGCTCGTGAGACCCTCACCGCAGCCACCGGAGCGGCGAGTGCGGCACGGATAAACACAAAAAGGCCCCGGTTGGTACCAGAGCGGTACCAACCGGGGCCTTTTTCTTTCGTGATTTTACGAAACCAGGAAGCTATCCCAGCTCTTCCACTGACTCTTCGAAGGTGATCGTCCCCTTCTGGAAGGTGTAGCGCTTCCCTTCCGCATTCACCCAGACGCACTCCACGAAGAGCACCGTTTCCGCCTGCGGTAGCCCGGCCGTGGCGCTCGCCGGGATCGCGGCCACGGACAGGCCACCTTCCGGATTCTCGACCGTCACGCCGCCCAACTCGTCACTGTTCAGGCGAAAGACCGCCTCCGCCGCCGGTGCCGAGGGCCGGCGCTTCCCGGTGACCCACACGACGCCGCCGGTGAGGTCCAACGCCGACGTCACTCCGGACTGCGTCTTCCGGGCCACGAGGTCTAGTTCCAGATCTCGACCCCGAGTCCAGATGTGGGTGAAGTCCGTCCACTTATGGGTTGTCTCACTCATCTCCGCAGATCTCCACTGAGCCGCCGTAGCGGGTGCGAATCGTCACCGAGCCGCGATAGGTGATCCGGAGGGTGCAGGTGCCTCCGTAAGAGGTCGCGATCTGCACCGCTCCGCCGTAGCAGATCGGGCCGCGCGGGGCGATGCTGAACAGGGTGCCGCGGGTGGTCCCTACCCCGGCCGCCGTACCCGTGAGTAGCCGACGCAGGAGCAAGGTGCCGGTGACGACGCCTTCCCCGGTGCCCGCGGCCTGGAGGGGCCGCGACACGGTGACGCGGCCGTCCGCCCCGCCCACTCCGGCGCAGAGCGCTGAGAGCAGGATCGGCGGCTTGTAGAACACGCCCGACGTGCCGCTGCCACCCGCGCTGAAGCCCGCCAGCAGCCGCTGGATCTCGACCGCCGCCGTGGTGGCGCCCACCCCCGCCGCGCTCCCGGATAGGGACCGGGAGATCGTGGGGACGGCCGTGGTCGCTCCGCTTCCGGAGCTGCGGCCCGAGAGGGCACGGGTGAAGGTCGGCGTGCCGCTTACCGCGCCTACTCCTGCGCTCGTCCCGGTACAGAGACGCGAGAGCTGACAGGAGCCAGCCGAGGTTCCCACCCCTGCCGCCGTGCCGGTAAGCGGTCGCTGCACCGAGAGTGTCCCGGCCCCGGTGCTAGCCCCGCCGCCGGTGACCACCAGGCGCCGGGAGACCTGCGGCGTCGCCGAGGTGACCGCCAGGCCGGCCGCGCTGCCGGTGATGCGGCGCGAGGTCTGGAGCGTGGCCGTGGTGCCCCCGGCTCCGCCTGCTGTGCCGCGGAGTAGGATCGAGACGGGTGGCGCATGGTAGACCCAGAGCGGGCGCTGTCGCAGGGCGCGAGCCAGGTTCCAGCGAGCCATCGGATCGCATTGCCAGGCCAGTTCCGACTGGGGCGCGGCGCGATCATAAATCCGCACCTCCGCTACCTGTCCCGTCACATAGGTCGTGTCGGTGCGCCCGACGCGAAATTTATGCCCGGAAACGGTCAGGTCCGAGAACCAGCGACCGTTATTAGACCCGGAGTCCGAGACCAGCGTCTGCGGCCGACCATTGACAAACATCGCCCACGTGCTGCCATTGCTCGTCACGGCGAGGTGATACCACGTATTCAGGCTCAACGAGGTGGTGCTGCGGAACGCCTCGTTGAGCCCGGTCGCAGCACGGTAGCGCTGAATGTAGGGTTGGCCGCTGGCATTTACGACCAGGAACAAGCCGTCGGGCGTTCCTGGTATCCAGGAGGACCAGACATCGTTGTAGGTGGCGAAGGCGGTAAAGCGCACCCACGCGGTGACGGTGCCCTTGCTGTGCGCCTCGAACAGATCGCTCGCCGCGGACTCCGCGTAGTCGTTCGAGCCGTCGCAGCCGAGCGCCCAGCCCATCTCCCCGCTCGCCGTAAATTCCACCCCGCCGTTCAGCGCGAGGTGGTTGCTGCCCGCGAGGTCCCGCCAGGTGGTGGCCGACCCGCGACTAGCGAGAGCGGGCCACCAGGCCAGCAGCCCCGGGGCGTCCGGAGCGTCCGGGTTCAGGTCAAACGGCTCGTTCGGCGGGCCGTCCCAGCCATACCGCAACGGCCGCATTATTGTGCCTCGTCAGGTACCGGGGTGAGCGTGAACTCCATGTCCGTCGCGGTGCCGGACAGGGCCACCCCGAGCGCGTTCCACCAGACCACCGAGACGTAGCGGTTCGGGAGCCAGAGTTGCCGTTCGGCGGTGAAGACCTTGGCGGTGCTGGCTTCGTCCGACTGCACGTTCATCACCCAGCGCAGGTTCCGCACCTTGTCGATGGAGGACACGGCCGCATCCACCGTGCCCAGGTCTCCGTCCACGTACGTGCCATCCCCTAGCGCCAGGTGGACCTGCACCAGATTGCCGACCGTGGGGGTAGTGGCGGCCTTAAACCGGGCGCGGGCGAGGAAGGCCGCGGGCCGGCTGCCGGAGCCCCGATCCCACTGCGCACTGATCCGCCCCGCCCCGTTCGCCAGAGACGTGGGGGTGAACACGACCGTCCCGCCGCTGCTCTTGAAGCTGGCGGCCGTTTCCTGTGCGACGTAGATCTTATTCGCCATCGGAGTTACCTCGCAGCGCCTGGGCGATCTCGTCCACCTGGACCGCCGTGCCCACCTCCTCCAGCACCACCTCCGCCCGGCTCACGAGGGTATCCGCCAGAGCGAGCAGCGCCGCGCTTTCCGGCGCTGAGAGCAGGTTGACTTCCGGAGCCTGGAACGTCCCGAACAACAGCACGCACGCCGGGAGGTCCAGATCCAGCGCGAGGAGGCCCTTCGGATCCGTCGCGTCGATCACGAAGCGACAAGCCGCCTTGAGTTCGGCCGGCGCCGCTTCGGTGTAGATCACCGCCCACAGGCGCGGCCAGATGCCGGCGGTGAACAGGTGCGCGCGCAGCACATCGGTGGGCACCCAGCGCCGCGCCGCGAGGGTGCGCGCATTGATCAGGTCCGCGAGCTGGTTATCGGCTCCACTCGCTAGGTGTGGAGCGTAGCCGCGCTCGGTGGGATCCGTTTCGAACTCCGTCTTGAGCGCGGCCAGGCGGGCGGCACGGTCCATGGGTTAGTACTCCAGGAGGTCGAGGTCACCCGCCGAGAACTTGATCGGGTTGCCGTTCTGGACAATCACGCAGCTCCGGACATAGCCGCCACTGCCTGCCGCCGTCACGTCGATGGCCGCTCCGCCCGACGTGGCCGCCAGCTTGAACGTATTGGTCGTCTTGTCCCGCACGAAGTAGACCACGCCTTCGGAGAGACCGGTCGGCAGGGCCGCGCCGTTCCGGAGTTCCTCCAGCACCACAGCATCGCCGTCGTTGTAGCCGTGCGCTGCGGCCGTGAGCACGTCAGTGGACGCGTCCGCGCTGAACGCCTGCAACGTGCCGCCCAGGGTGCCCCTGTAGAGCCCGTTGCCGAGCTGGTCGCGGGTCGCGTAGCCGGCGAGGATCACGTTGCCGGTGGTGGCCGCAATGCCAAAATCCGTATCGCCGGTGTTGGCCGTGGCGGAGGGATGGGCGGACGTGGCGGCGTCGTACGTAGCGGTAACGGCGGCGTAGTTGGTCCACACGCCGGTACTGACTTCCACCCCGCCGGTGTCGGTCTTGCTGGGCAAGGTGGTGTAGAAGTGGACCTTACGACTGGTCGGGCGGGTAGGCGTAGCGCCTCCCATCGCCCAATCCAGTAGCGCCTTAGCGAGCCACGCGAATTTTCCAGCCATGTGCAGGGTCTCCTGAGTAACGTAGCCGCACCCTCCGGAGAGTGCGGCTAGAAAGGTGAAAGGGTGATGAAACGATCCATCACGCGAAGGCGACGGCGGCGCTGGTGACCCGGCTGTCCATCGCCGCCATCACGTAGAAAGTCTTCGCGGCCGACTCCGTGAGGGTGAGCGTGATCACGCCGGCGGCGGTGCTCATTACCCACCACTGCTTGCCGGCCGTGATCGTCTGGAGGACGGTGCCGCTCCCGAAGGTCACGCCGCCATCCGGCGCGGTCGCGCACTCCGCGCCGAGGGCCGCGTCCCCCAGCCACACCCGCACCAGGCGCGCCTCGGAGGTGAGATCGGCCGCGAACTCCTTGAGCTGGATGGTGAGGGTGCGGGCGTTCGCCACCTCGGCGGCGGCCGTCACGCCTGGCGCGCGCCCCAGGTCCTTCTGCGCCTGGGCACTCAGCGCGAGCGTCCGGTCCGCAGAGAGGTCTCCGCCACTAGCGAGGCCCGTGCCGGCCGAGATCAGGCGCGTCGTCGGCGGTACGCCCAGGTTCGTCCGCGCGTTCGCCGCGGTGCTCGCCCCGGTGCCGCCATCCGCGACGGCCAAGTCCGTAATGCCGGAGATCGCGCCGCCGGCAATGATCACGTTGCCGCTGCCGTCGTGGTCCAGGCTGCCCCGCTGCAGGTTCACCCCGTCCGCGAAGACGCGCGCCCGGTAGCCCTGCGTGATCGTCACGCCGGTACCGGCGGCGGTTTTCGCGGTGAGGGTGAAAGCACCCGTGGTGCCGTTCTCGATCAGCCACTCCTGCCCCGCGTCCACCGGCAGAAGCAGGTTCCGGTTGCCGGTCAGGATCCCGCTCAGCACGAGCACCTTACAGGGCGCTTCGGTGTCCGGATCCGCCGGGTAGTCGCCTGTGCCGGCGACCTCGATGCCGACGTAGCCGTAGCGCGCCCACTCCAGGTGATTGGCCACGTTTTCGAACCAGGTGTCTGAGACCGGCTCGCCGTCCACCCAACTGTTTTGCAGGCCGATGATGTCTGTAAAGGTCGCCATTAAGTGCCTCGCACCCGAAAGCCGTCCGAAACCGCCGTGATCCCGACCCGGCCGTACGCGACCCAGCGGCCGCTCACGATCGTACCGACCCGCACGTCCCCTGCGGCGCTCGGTCCGCTCGCGGCCGTGCCGCTGCCGCCGCTGGCGACGTGCGCCTGGCGCAGCGCCTCGCTCAGCACGCGCTGTCCTTCACTCGGTCGGCTCATCAGGTGTCCAGTCTCCGCAGGCCGGCGGTGGTGTCCATTCGGGTCCAGCCGTCGCCGGCCCGCCAGGAATGGGAGAGAGTCAAGAGCACGCACTCCGTGCCGTCCGGAATGCCGAGGCCGGCGCAGTCATACACCGCCACCCGCTCCCGCCGGCTCCGGACCACGTCCAGCGGCACGGTGAGGTCGATCTCCCGCTTGAGCAGGAACGCGTCGCCCGCGAGGGCCTGGCAGTGCCCGGTCACGAGGCCGGCGTCCGGACTGCCCGGCAGTTCCTTCAGGCGGGTCTCCCGGAAGGGGCTGAAGCGCTCGCTCGCGACGTTGGTCTCCGCCTCCGGGTCGTACGCGTAGCGGAAGACCAACTGCCCATCCGGCCCGGTGCCGTAGACCAGGGCAGCCGTCGCGCTCTCCTTGAAGTCGATCCGGTACCGGATGCGCCGGAACTCCTGCCGCACCTCGGGAGGGTCGGTCTCGCCCTCTTCCGGCGCGGCGCGGTACTCCCAGCTCACGGTCGGCGCGACGTAATCCTGCGGCGCCGTGTAGAGCACGCCGTCATCCGCCACGCCGAGCTCCAGGCTGCGTTCCTGGAAGATCCGGGAGAGCGTCTCCCACGGCAATTCACCCGTGCGGGTCAACTCGTTCGGCTCGTCCGGGTTGCCGAGGGCGATGAGGCCGCTGGCTCCCGCCGCATGCCAGGAGCGGTAGGAGGTGCCCCGCCCGCGCGACGCCAGGATCTCGTCGCCGGCGTCGTTCGGCGTCTGGCCCGACAGGAGCAGGCAGGTGAACGGCGTCCACGGGTCCCGGCGGAAGATCGCGCTGGCGTTGGCCAGGTGGACGGTCACCTCGATCTCCGAGAGGTCCTCTCCCCAGCTCGCCTCGACCTCTTCCACGTAGCCCACGAAGCAGGTGAACGGCTCCGTGGTGTCGTCGGAGAGGACGTAGCCGAGTTCGACCTCGCAGCGCCGCCACCGCAGCGCCACCAGGCTCAGCACGTCGAACACCGAGGCGGTGAAGGTGATCTCCGCCGTGCTGCCGTCCAGGCGGGCCGGCTTCGTGATCTTCACCGCTGAGAGGGTGTCATCCCACGGCGTGGTGGAGTCGGTTCCGGTCACCTGCACTTCCGGAGGCACGCGGTAATGGACGCCGTAGACAGCCGGAGAGAAATACCAGGTGAACGGCAAGCCGGCCGTGCTGCCCGGGGTGAGCGTCACGCGCCACTGCGCTTGTCGCGCCACGGGGTTACCTAGGTCCGTGAAGGCCACGCCGCCACCGGTGCCCAGCGGCGCGTCGTAGATACTCTTCGCAAAGCTCGCGCTCCAGGCCAGGCGCGGCCGTTCCAGCTCCTTGCGGTAGCTGTCGAAGCTGCCCGCGTAGAAGCGGAGTTGGTGGATCCCGAACGTCACCGCCCCGCCGCGGCCGCGCACCGTGAGCTTTCCCGCCGCCAGCGTCACCGTCTCATTAGCCGGCGCGTACCACTCGTAAGAGCGGCCGAAGTCGAAGGAGACGCCCAGCTGCCCGCGCTCCACGCGGACGTACATCCAGGTCTCCTGATCATCTGCCCAGCCAGCCGACCGTGGCGGAGAAGGCAGGTCGTGGACGGCGACCCAGTTGCCGGCCACCCGGCGCATCAGGAAGGTCCCTTCCTTCGTGAACTCCACCCCCCACTCGGCGCTGATCTCGATCCGGATGAAGGGCGGGTAGGTGTCCCAGTCCCAGTCCGCGGGCGTGTCCGGCAGGATCAGGCTCACCGCCACCGGGGCGTTCTTGGGCCGCAACCACGTGGACGTGGCCGCCCAACTCGTGACGGTATTGGCCGTGTCGAGCTGGTTCAGCCGGTAGACGTTGCGACCGGTGGAGACCTGCCGCTCTTCCCAGAGGCCGCCGGAGAAATTGAACTGGGAGCTGCGCGTGTTCTGCGGTACCAGGAAGGCCCGGCAGATCAGCCCAACCGTCTTATCCGCCTGCAGGTAGCGCCGGCCGCTCGCATTGAAGGAGGCGCTGCCGCTCTGCCAGTCCTGTGCCGGCAGCGAATACCAGCCTAGTCCGGGATCCAGGCAGATCGGGTCACCGTGGCCGGGGTCGGACACTCGCACGGACGCATAGGCGTAATCGCGGGTAGGGTCTGGCATGGATTAGGGCAACAAAAAGCCCACCCGGGTGGGCAGGCTCGGCGGACAGCGTGGGTAGGGACTAAACCCAGGTAAGGGGAGCGATGGCGGCGCGAACCCCGGCCTCGAACCGGACGATGGTGGGCACCTCGGAGCGGGCCAGGAAGAGATACTCCCAGCGTCGGTCCCGGTTGAGGAGCAGTTTGCTCGCCTTCGTGAAGAAATCGAACGATCCGTAGCGCAGCGCCCAGACCTTCAGATATTGGGCCGAAGGGAAGGGCGGACCGTTAGCTGCCTGGCCCCCAAAAACCCAATTGTTGGTCGCTCCATCCCAACTCCAACCCATCATGCGGCGGGTCTGGAAAGGGCCATCAACATCGCCGTTGCCCTGGCCGTCTAGTGCGGCAAAGGCAAGTAGCTGGCCGCGTGCTTCGTCTGCGGCGCCTACTTGGGCCGTCCCGCCGGAGAGGATGCGGGTGCCAACGAGGGTGTAACTGCCATCCGACTGCAACTTGGTGATCCGCTGCCCATACGGCAAGCTGAGGGTGTCGCCGTTCCGCAGCGCCTGCACCCCATACGGCACGCCGTGCCAACTCGCGGTGTTAATATTGGTGAGCGTGCCGAAAGTCCAGGCCTGCGTAGCTTGATCCCACTCGCCACGGCCCAGGTGCGGTCGGTCTCCGTCCAGAGCGCCCGTCAGGCGGCCGTGGATGTTGAGGACGATGCCGCCGCCGGCCAGGTAATCGAACGCCACAAACCCGCCGCGGATCACGGCTTGCATCTGGCCGCCCGACTCGCCGGGACCGTAGGTAGCCACTCCCGGCGTGAACGTCTTGCTCGGAGCGGTTAACGTGATCGTAGTCGCGCTGCCGAACGTAACTCCGCCGTCCTGCGAAAGGCGGTGCTTGAACACCCCCGCGTGGATGTAGAACACGTCCACTTCTCCCGACCCGCGGATCCCGAGGGCGGCGCCGGACACATCATCGCTCTCCAACTCCGTGTACTCGGTCACGGTCACGGCCGGGCCTTCGGCGCCCTGGCGATAGACCCGGAGCCGCCCGCGCTGCCCGTCGTCGGTGGGCGCGGACATCAGCACCAGCAGCTTCCGCTCCCGCGTATAGCCGAAGTCCAGGGCCAGCCAGAACGGCACGGCCCGGTACACGATCGTGACTCCCGCCTGATAGCTCGGGTCACTGGTATCGATGTACCACTGCCCCGGGGTCGGGGCCGTGGTAGGGGAGGATCGGACCACGCGCGCCTGAGCCCAGGTGTAAGGGATGGTAGTGGGCATGCTTATCTCCCGGCCGGTCCGATGAACCCGGCCTCGCGGCTGGCGCGGCGGGTCATCTCTTGGAACTGCGCAAACTGCTGCTGCGGTGAGGCGTTCGGGTCCAACAGGATTTGGAACACCGTCGGCCGGCCCGCAGCGGCCGTGTTCGCCACCTGGCGCGCGTCGGCGGTGGCGGCGCGGGCGAGGTACGGATCCGCCTGCGCCTGGCCGGCGATCCCGTTGAGCTGCCCCATCGCGACCATCATCCCCCGTCGCCCCATCCCCATCCCCTTGAGCGACTCCAGGAGCTGCCCGCGGAGCTGCTCGCCCCCGATCTGGCGCTGCACGCTCTCCACGCGCGTCTCCCCCTGGATCGGCCGCATCGCCTCGCGGTACTGCTGCAGGAGGAGCGGCACCATCGCCCGCGTGCGCTGTCTGCCGCTCAGGAACGGATTGTTCTTGAGCTGCAGTTCGGCGAGCTGGGCTTCCGCCGACATCAGCCCGCGCCGCTCCTGCGCGGCTTTATGGGTGGCGGTCACCGCCTTCTGCTGCTCGGAAGCGGCTTCCTTCGCGGCCCGCTGATCGAGCTGCGCGATCTCCCGCTTGCTCTTCTCGATCTCCCCGACCGCTTTCCAGTAGTCCTCGGAGCCCTCTTTGTAGTGGGCAAGGTCGGCGATCAGTGCGTCCTGCGCCGCCTCCAGCACCGGCGCGAGTTCGGTGGCCAGGCCGCGCGCCTCATTGCCGGGCGCGGCCTCCGCCGCCCGCGCGATGGCCTGATCCCGCTGGATCTGGAGCTGCGCGGCGAACCCCTTCTGGGCTTCCTCGCCGGCTTTCTTCTGCAGGTTCTTCTCCGCCCGCGCCGCCCCCGCCGCCAGAATGCCCTTCTGGATCTCCAGGTTCAGGTAGTCGGCGCGGAGCTGCTCATACTCCTTGACCGTCTCCGCGTCGGCCTTCCCGGACGCGAGGAGGGCGCGGGCCTGCGCGGTGAGATCGCCCTGCTTGGCGGTCAGCACCGGCCGCATCATCTCGTTTTCGCGGAGGGCCTTGCGGTTCGGGTCGCCGTCTTCACCTTCGCCCCGGGCCGCACTCTGCGCGCGCGCTGCCAGCACGCTGTTGTCCAGCGCCATGTTCCGGAGCGCGAAGCCCTCCCGCTGCGCGGTTTTGGCCTTCGCTTCCGCCTTCTTCTGGGTGTCGGCGGCCTCTTTGGCGGCCCGCTGCTTCAGCTCTTCCGCCTGGTCCTGGGTCTGGGTCTGCTCTTTGACGTACCGCCAGTACTTCACGGCCGCATCCGCGTCCGTCTTGATCAGCGGCTCCAGCTCCTTTGCCTTGGCCGCGAGGTCGGCCTGGTGGGCGGCCAGCAGCGGCAGCAGGGCTTTCGCTTCCCGCTGCGCTTTCGTCTGGTCGTCTCCCACGCGGATCGACGCTTTAGCGCTCTCCACCAGGGAGTCGTACTGCGCGTCCGCGGCGGCGGCGAATTTCTTCTTGTCGGCCTCGCTGGCGGCTTTATCGGCTTCCTTGGGTTTGTCGGAGCCGGTGCGGCGCACCGCCGCGATCTCGTCATCCAGCCCCTTCAAGCGCACCGCCGCGTTGCCCGTGATCTCCCGTCCGGAGAGGGCTTCGGTGAGGCGCTTGCGCTCCGCCTTCAGCTCCTGGATGCGCCGGAGGGCCGGGCTCTTCGCGAGCATCGCCTCCGTGTCCGCGTTGGTGGACTCCGCCTGGCGGTCCGCGGCGCCGATGGACGGGCCGCCGTCAAAGCTCGCCTTGTCGTTGATCTCCGAGCCGATGCCGAGGCCGACCATCCCGGCCGTGATGACTCCGGCAGCGACTGCCCCTGCCCCAACGCCCGCCACGCGAAACGACCCCGCATTTGTCGCCGCCAGCCGCCCGGTGCGCATCCCGGTAGCTGCGGCCCCGGCGGACTGACCCGCAGCTACCGAATCCGCGCTGGCCTTCACCGCCATCGCGTTTTCGAATTCGGCTTTGGTGTTGGCCTCGAGCGCGCGGTATTCGTCCCACAGGGCGCGGGTGTGCGCCTGGCGGGCTTGCTCCGCGCTCTGCGTTACGCCCCGGCTCGCGGCCGTGGCCTCCATCTCGACCGTTTTGGCGGAAGCGGAAGCGGCGGAAGCGCCCGTGTCGACCACGGTGGCGGCCGTGTCCGCGACGGTGGCGGCCGTCTTCGCGGTGAACGCTCCCGCCACCGCGGCCCGCATCTCCGTGAGCGACTGCCAGCCCTCTCGGACTTTCTTCGCCCCTTCGAACAATCCGCCCAGGGCCATCGTCGCCGGCCCGGCTACGGCCGCCGTCGCCGCCACGGCCAGCAGACCTGCTTGCACCGGAGCGGAGAGGCGGCTGTAACCGTCCGCCAGCCCCGTAACGGCCGGCGCGAGCACGTTGGTGATCGCGGACGCGGCCGGTACCAGCGACGTCCCGACCTTCGCGGCGGACTGCTGGATCGTGTCGCTCAGGTTCTCGAAGTCGTTCTTGATCCCGCCGGTCACCGGCGGGATCTTCGCCAACTCGGCGGTGAGCTTGGAGACGAACTCCTCGGCCCCCAAACCGCTCTTCTGCAGCACTTCCGTGTCGGCCGTGCCGAACGCGGTCTGCATGGCCTTGCGGACCTGCGGCACGCGCTCGCTGAGCTGATTGATCTCCTCGGCGCTGATCTTCCCCTTCGACGCGATCTGCGTGAGAGCCAGCGTGACGCCGTCCAGCTCCGCTTTCCCGCCGCCTACGGACGCGATCGCGTTCCCGAACGCGCTGAGGCTCTTCTCCGCCTGGTTCGCACTGAACCCCGCCGCCTGGAGCCGGATCGAACCCTGCACCGCCTCGTTGAACCCCAGCCCCGGCAACTTCGCCACTTCGCGCAGTCGCGCCAGTTGCTGTTCTGCGGCCCCGCTGGATCCGGCTACCGAGATCAAGCCCCGCTTCAGCGAGTCGAGATCCGCCGCCGCCTTCAGCGCCCCGCCGCCCACCGCCATCAGGGGCAGCGTGACGCCCATCGACAGGGTCTGGCCGAAGTCTTTGATCTTCGCGCCGTCCACCTTGGAGAGCGCTTTGCCCAGGCGCGTGCCCAGGCGATCCACCGCGTCTCCGGTGGCGTTGGACTGCTGCTCGATCTCCTTCAGTCCGCCTTCCGTGCGGCGCACTCCCGCCTGTAAGCCCGCGTCCTCTAAGTCGATAACCGCTTTGAGCTCAATGACGTTCATGGAGGAGTTGATAGGAAGCCGAGCAAACTAGCGTGAGTAGTAACTAATCGAGAGGGGAATGGAATGGCGCTGGTACCGTGTCCGGCCTGCAGTAGGCCGATGGAGCAACGTCGGCAGGTATGCGCGTTTTGCGCGCAGCAGGGAGTTACGGCTCCCGAACCAGAGCGCTTCGTGGTGCCGGATGAAACTCCGGCCGCGGCCGCCAAGCCGAAGGCTGCCGGCGGCCACGTGCCCGGGTGGGTCAGTGCTCTCGTGCTGGTCGGCCTGCTGGTGGTGCCCTTCGTGGTGTTCTGCCTGGCCTCGAAGTCCAACCCGATCACCGTGGCGCTGAACCTGGTGACGGACGCGGTGCTGCACCGGGGAGAGAGCGGGCCTGCCACCTTCGAAGTGCACGTCACCACCCAACCGCCGGCGGCGTTTACCGGCGCGATCTCGCTGGTGAGTGCGAGCGGGAGTTCAAACCGGTCCGTCGAAGGCACGGGATCCGCCACCTACTCGCTGGGCACGGGGACTATTGCGTCCGTCCAGTTTCAGAAGAAGACGACGGAGGGCACCATTTCCGTAGAGCTAATCAAAAACGGGCAGCTCTTCAAAGCCGACTCCACGACCGCGGAGTACGGTGTCGTCGGGCTCGCAGGACAGTAGCTCAGAACGGCCGCCGGCGTTTCGCGAACTCCGTCTGCACCCGCTTCTCCACCGCCTCCGACTGCTCGGCGATGGCGAGCCAGAGGGCCGGCCGTTCCAGCAGCTCCCACGGCGGACAGCCCAGGTACTGCGCCGCCTTCACCAGGCGGAACCAATCCGGGCAACTTCCCCGTCGCCCGTACGTCAGGAGCCAGGTCTCTAGCGACTTGGCTCCCGCTAGGAGTTTGGGCGCTGGTCATCCCGGATCGCGGCCCAGACGTGCTGCTTGAAGCGCGTCGGCAGTGCGGCGATGGTCTCCGCAGTGATCGGATGCGCCAGGCCTTCGTTGTCCGCGAGGCTCCAGTCGCTCACCAGCTCTTCGATCACTTCATCCACCGTGAGCGCGTCCAGGCGCTGGATGAACGGGGTGTTGTACTTGCCGGCGTGGTAGCCCACGGTGACGGTCTGTCCGGCCACGGGTACGGTGACTTCGCCCCGTTCAGCGAGCAGGACGGCGAGGCTGAGGGCGGCGAGAGTGACAACAGGTGCGACAGCTTTATTCACGAACGTATCTCCAGGTCGTTGAGCGGGGTAGTGGGTCAAACCTGACCCGGGGTCAAAATTGAAGCGCCGCAGTGATGGAACGAACCATCACTGCGGCGAGGGCCAGCTAGCGGCTACTCTTCTTCCTCTTCCACGGTGGTGCCGTTGGTGAGGACGATCTCCATGAACCCGCCGGTGGTGAGGTAGGTGGGCAGATAGATCGGCTGCAGTTCCCAGGTAGCGCCGAAGACGTCGTCCTGATTCCCCAGCTTCGGCGTCTTGCGGAAGCGGAACGGGAAGGTGATCTGCAGGTCGTAAGCGTTGCCCGAGCTGAACTCCACGGCGCTTTGGGCTCGGATGCGGCAGTACTTGGTCGCCTTCGCGCGGAGGGCGGTCAGGTAGCCGGAGGACGCGGAGTCGTGCTCCATGACGAGCTGCACGTTGTATTGGGCTTTGCGCTTCTTGTGCTTCTTGAAGGAGGTGCTCGCGGTCCCGCCCACGAAGTGCGGCGCCCAACGACCGGCGACGGAGTACTCCGCTTCCAGCCAGTCAATGGCCGCCAGGCCGCCCACGCTGTCTCCCACGAGGATGGCCACCTTATCCGGGTCAATGACGACCGAGGGGCGATCCGCCGCGGCCGCAGTGAGGGTGATCCCTTCCGCGATCTTCTGCGCGAAGCCGCCTCCGGAGCAGGCCACGTCGGCCTTATTCAGCCGCATCCGGAAATCCGAATGCACGCCGTAGCCGGCCTTCTCGGCGTAGACATCGCTGCCCGTCTCGAAGGTGTAGGTCTGGATAGCGTCCAGGCCCTTCGCGTCCGGCTTCCACGTGAACGGTGAGCCCGCGGCCGGGACGCCGAACAGGCCGGAGAAGACCTGCTGCAGCCAGTGGTAACAGCCCGGCCCCTCCCAGTCGAAGGTGCTGTGCTCCTTCTCGCGGCTAGAGTCGTCCGGCACTTCGAGGCCGGCCGGGTCGTGAAAGTGGTACTCCCCTTCGGGGTTGAGCGTGAAGCGATCCACGCCGTGAATGCGCTGCGTGGCGGCCACCAGGATTCCCGGCGTTTCTTCCGGTCCCGTCTGGAGGCATTCCATTGATGTGGCGCGAGTGTCCGGCATCCGAGTCTCCTGTTCTCTGAAACGACAACGGCCCGCCGCCACCGGGAGGTGGGGCGAGCCGGATTGAACGGCGCCGAAGCGCGAAGTAGGGGCGGTGAGCGCTCAGCGACGGCAGCTTTGCACGCGGTAGAGCCCGCCGACGTGGTTGTAGCGGGTGCCGCTGCCGGCGACGGCCTCGCGGTAGCGGACGGCGCTCGTGCGCCAGATCCGGAGGATGCGGAACTCCTCGTCGTCAATCGTCACCACCCCCGTCGCGCCCATCAACGCGCGGTGGATCGCGGCCGCCAGCACGTCGCCGGCGGTGTAGCTGGTGCCTTCCGTGACGCCCTTCACGAGCCAGAGTCCGCGGACCAGGATCGTGCTGCGGGATCCGCAGGCCACGCGGTCCTGTGCCGGGACGTGCAGGTCATACAGCACGTAGGGGCGCACGCGGGTCGGTGGCGCTTCCGCCTCGTAGACGCGCCCGGCCACTAGGTCCGCGACGTCGGCGTGGGCCGCCAGCGTGTCCCGTAAAAATCGTGAAGAGGCGGTCTCTTCCATCAGTTGCCTTCCGCCGCGCGCCGCAGTTCGGCCGCGATAGCCGCCCCGAAGTCTTCCGTAGCCGCGGCTACGGCCGGCGCCAGGAACGGCCGCTTTTCGATGCTGCCGTCTTCCCGGCCAAACTCCAGCGCCGGCCCCTGCTCCGCGCCCACCGACACCTCAGCGGCCATCGCGCCGGTCATCCGGTGACTGATGCTGCCGGCCAGGTTGCCCATCTCATTGGCGGGAGCTTCTCCCGGAGCGGAGGCCTGGTGCTCTCGCGCCGCTTTGCCCCGGTTCGCGGTGAAGGAAGCGGCGCCGCCGCCCTTCGTGCTGAACTCCACCTGGTGCTCCCCGCGCTGGTAGACCCGGCCCGTCTTGGGGCCGCTGGTGATCGCCACCTGCGCGTGAGCCTGCACGCTCGCGGCGGTCTGCAATACCACGCGACCCAGCCGGCCGCGGGAGTTCTTCAGCCCTTTCAGGCCGGTGATATCAGCGGTGAGCTTGAGTCCCATCAGTTCAGCTTCCGGCAGGTCAGGATCACCTGCAGCGCCCGGCTGTGCACGTCGCCGTAGTCCAGGATCTCGTACGCCTGGCCGGCGATCACGAGCTGCTCGGTGGAGGCGATCTCCGTGCCGTGCGGGAGGCGCACCTCGTAGAGGATGATCATCACCACCTGGCCGGCCTCGTTTACCTCGCCCCTGGGCTGCTTCCGGACCACTTCACACGCCACGGTGGCGCGCGTGGTCCAGTCGCCCTGCAGCTCTCCGCCGCGGCCGTCATCGGTAGCCGGCCGCTCCTGGATCTCGGCGGTCTGGTCCATCGTGAGGGCTTCCACCGTGGCGCGCATCTTGTCGAGCATGCAGGCGGAGAGCATCAGAACACCCCCGAAGTGCCGCTGTAGCGGTCGGCCATCTTGAGGAACGCGGCGTGCTGCTGCTGCATGCTGAACATCTGCCCGGCCGAGGCGAAGTACACCTGATCGGCGACGGCCGCCGCCTTCCGGAGCCAGCCATCACGTGCGGCCGCGTTCAGGTCGTAAAGCTCCGCAAATGCGGGCCCGCAGTCCTGCCACACCAGCACGTCTCCATCACCCACTGGCCGGCCCTGGTAATGGCTGCCGCTGCTGCCCCACTCCGGCTCGGTCGCATCGCTGGTGCCCGGCTCCAGGCAGCGATACAGCCGCCCATTGCGCCCGGTCGAGACGATGGCCTGGCCGGCGCCGTACGCGGTGGCCGCGACCCACACCGTGGCGCGGGCGTGCTGCGTGAGGAGGTCCTCCAGCTCGCCCGAGTCCAGCTTCGGTTCCGTGGTAGCGGCCACCATCCGACTGAGGCGGGCCAAGGCTTGATCGAGGGTGAGGGACATAGGAAGAAGTCCGGATCCGGAGCAAGGCGTGAGCCCCGCTCCGGATCGTCATCAGGCGACGGGTAGGCGTGCCGGATGGCCGAGGATGGCCAGGGCAGAGACGACCGCGGCGGACGCGTTGCCAGCGGGCGTGATCGTCAGGCGCACGTAGCGCCTGCCCCCCACGTAGCCGATCTTGCGCACGCCGTTATCGCTGTCGAACTGGAACGACGCTCCGGCCTCGGTGCCGAGCAGTTCCTCATCCGCGACGGCCGCGGCATCGGAGAGATTGGACACTTCGCCGTGCTCCACGAGGACGGTAAAGGTAGCGTCGGCGTCGGCCACACTGCCGATCGCAATGGGGAACGTCAGGGACTCGAATGCCTGGCGGTCGATGATCTGCGACACCAGGGGGGTGTTATCGGCGACGGAGACCGGACTGAGCGCCCGGCGCACGTCGATGTGGGAGTAGAGATCTTTCACGGAAGTACCTCGCCGGTAGCCCCACCTCACGCGTCTCAGTCGCGCGGGGCGGGGCTACTGGCTTCGGGTCAGGCCCACTACGGGGCGGAGAATTCCATCAGCTTGATCGCCTCGAAGTTCACGAGGTCGCCGCCGGTGCGCTTGGTCGTGTAGAACTTGACCCACGGCTTCGAGGTGAACGGATCCCGCAGCACGCGGATGCCCATCCGGTCCACGACGGTGTACGCCTCGCGGAAATCGCCGAAGGCGAGGGAGAGCGAACCCGCGGCGAGAGCAGGCATGTCTTCCGCCTCGGTGATGCCGTAGCCGAGGAGCGAGCCGCTTTGGCGCTGGGTGAAGTCCGGCTGCCACAGGTAGTTGTTCTGGCCGTCCTTCAGCTTGCGGCACTCGGCCACGGTCAGGCGGCCCATCACGAACTGGGCGTTCTGGCGGTAGCCGGACTTGAGCCGGTACACCAGGTCGATCAGGTAATCGCCGGGCTTGGCGGCCGCGAAGCCGCCGTTGGCGCCCGACAGAACCCGCTCAACGGTGCCGCGCGCCGTGCCGTTCGCGTAGGTGGTGAAGCCGCGCGGCTTGCCGGTGCCATTGCCGATGACGAACGCCGAATTCTCCACCCGGCCCAGCTTCTCGGCGATCTTGCGCTCCAGCCAGCCTTCCACGTCCCACATGGCATCGTCCAGGAGGGTCTGCGTGGTCTTCGGCTGCGCGTAGTGCTCCTCCGGAGTGATCTTCCACTTCCCGATTTGCGGCGTGCCGGTCTCGCTACGCGTGCCCATCTCGGACACCCAGCCACCGGAGTCCGCTTCGTCGTCGTCGATGGGTCCTTCCATCGCGCCGGCGCTGATGGTCTCCACCCGGCAGATTTGCCGCATCGGGCTGGTTTCGTACAGCTTGGTGATGATGCGGCCGCTGGAGTCGACCGGCACCAGGTAGCCGCCGTCAGGATCGCTGGAGACGTTCATCGCCTTCTGCTCCAGCTCGGACAGGCCGTTGTCGCGACCCTTCCGGATGAAGCCGCCAATGAAGGCCTGCTTGTGGGCCAGCTCTTCGCGGCTGAGGCTCTTGCCGTCTCGGTCGCCGCGCTGCGGGAGGCGCTGCGCCTTGGTGACCGTGTCCTGCATCTGCTGCAGGTCGGTTTCGATCTTCGCCAGCTTCTCGTCAAAGTCGGCGGTGCTCTTGCCCTCTTCCACGGCCTTGAGCCGGGCGTCATTGGTGCGCTTGTACTCTTCGAACGAGGTCTTAATCCCGTCCACGGCCTCTTTTACTTCGCTCATGGGTGCTCCCTCAGGATGCTGAAATGGCGCTCTGGAGGCTCTTCAGGCTCGCCAGCAGCGCGGGATCTACGTCCGCCCCAGCATCCCGCTGGAGGCCCTTCCAGCCGTGCCCGGTGAGGGCCACGGCCGCTTTGCGAGGAAATCCTGCATCCCGCAGCATTGCCTCGAACTCTCGCTCGGTCTCCGGGATCCGGCCGCCGGCGCTCTTCACGCCGAGGATGTCCGCCTGGCCGTTGGCCGGGACCGAGACGGGAGAAATCTCGTAGAGCTTGATCTGGGTGATCAAGCGGAGGCCGTCGCTCCACCACGGAAGCGAGGCCATTGCGGCCTGGTAGTCGCTCTCACCGAGGAGCGCGATCCCTTGCTCTTTGGAGAGCATCGTGTACGCCTCGACCCGGTAGCCGATGCTCAGCTTGGTGATCACGCCGTCCCGCATCAGGGTGAGGCAGTCCCGGCCGTCCGAGGTGTCGGAGATGCGGGCCTTCAGGTAGAGGCCCTTTTCGTCCTCTCGCGCTACGGTGGGCTTGCCGATCGGCACCCGCATCTGGTGCTGATACAGGATCAGCCCCGAGACAAGAAACTCCGGCAGCGTGAGCTCAAACGCGCCCTTCTGGATGATGTCGCCGTCCTCATCCCAATTCCGGAACGTGCTGCCGTAGCCGTGGAACTCATTGGCTGCCAGGCCATCGGCGCCGCCGGCTTTGAAGTCGAGGGATTTATATTGGAGCTGCATTGCGGTTGGAGAAGGCCTGAGCAGAGCGGGCCACCCCTGGAGAGGGTGGCCCGCGAAAGGTGAGAATGGGGCAGGGACTAGACTGGCAAGGCGTCTATGGCCTCGGATAGACAGTGCTCGGCCTGCGCCAGGCACTCGCGGGCGCGGAGTTCCGTATCGTGCGCCTGATCGGCCGCTTTTCTCATCTCGACGCGCTGCTGAATAGCGGCCCGAAGTATCTCCCGGCCCTCTCGGACCCGACGAGCGGCGGTGGTTACATTGCGCTTCTGGGCGTTCTTCATCGAAGTGGTTCCTTCTCGGTTACGCGGCCGCGTGGGCCTGGGCTTCGGCTAGCGTGGCCGGCCGGCGCATCGTCCCCCACCGCTCATCGTGCGTCTGGGTGACCATGTGGCGGAGTTCGATCTTGCCGTCGCGGAAGAGGGCGAAGGCGCCGCTGCCCAGGATCTCTTCCTGATCGGCGGCGGAGAGCTTCGCGAACTGGTCGGTGCCGACCGCGATCTTCGGCCGGTTGTCCGGCAGCGATGGGTCGCCCGTGATCTCCGCCAGGCTGCGCACCTGCGGACACGCGATACAGCGCCCATTCGGGTGATCGTCGAGCGTCTCCGAGTGCGCGTGTTCGGTCCCGTGCATCGCCCAGCAGCCCGCGCACGTGCGGGTGTTCAGCGTGGCCAGCCAGGTCCAGCCCGGTGTGATGTCCGGGTTCGCGGCGTAGTTGTGGATCGCGGCCGTGCGGTGCGCGCGGTTCACCTCGGTGCGAGCCGTGGTCAGGGCGCGGTTGCGGTTGCCGGCGAAGGCGTCTTCCAGCTTGCGGGCGATGGCCTGCGGGCTCTTGCCTTCCGCTATCCCCTGCAGCAACGCTTCCCGGGCACTCTTCGCCAGTTCCGGCCCCAACTCTCCCAGCAGGTCACCGAGGGCGGTGCCGTCGCTGGAGAAGCCCACGAAGTGCTCCAACGTGGAGACCGGTAGTCGGTTCCAGGAGAGGGTAACGCCCTCCGGGATCTCGCCCAGGGCGGCCCGGGTCAGGAGTTCGGCGTGGGTGGTGGCCGTCTCCATCGCCGCGCGCTTAAAGGCAGCCAGCTTCGGGCCTTCCTCGTGCCCGAGCTGCTTCATGCTTTCTTCGCACTGCGCGATCAGCTCCTGATACCGGCGCTCCTGGAAGAGCCACGAGTCGCTGATCGGCTCGCCGCTGAGCTGTGCCTGCTCCATCCGTGCGACGAGTGCACGCAGCTTCTCCTGCAGACCGATCTCCACCGTCTCGAGCGCGTGGCCCATCTGGGCGACGGCGCCTTCCTCGGGCGCTGCCAGTGCGTCGCGGAACGCCTCCGCGGCGTTCTCGAGGACGGCTTCGGGCGTGCTGGCCTTCTTCGTCCGGAACGACTTCTTGCCGGGCAGCTTGGCCGGCTTCGGCGGGTTAGCCGGGTCCTGCTCCGCGTTCGGATCGGGGAGTGCCGGCGGCTGCGGCCGCTCCGCTTCCAACTGCGCCAGGTCCTCCGGCGTGGTCTGCCGGCCGCCTTCAGAGCGGGCCTCTTCCACCGTGATGATGCCCGACTCTTTGTCCTTGCGGGCCTGCTCGCGCAGCGCGGCCTTATCCGGCTGCAGCTCGCCCACGTTGGACCGGTCCCAGAACATGCACTTGTCTTCGCTGCCCGGGTAGAACGGCAGCGCCTTTACGGTGAACTCCTCCGCGAAGTAATCCTGGGTCGGAATGAGGCACGCATTCCACGCCTGCTTCACAGCCTCGCCGACGTTGTTGAAGGTGCTCCGTTCCAGGCCGGCTTCCAGACCCAGCACGACGGGCGGGATCTGGAAGAGGGCCGGGATCCGCGTCTCCGGCGACTTCCGCACTTCGCCGGTCGCCATATCCTTCGGCTTGAAGCCCAACTGCAAAAGCTGCATCGCCGAGCTGATGAAGCGGAGCTGCCCCGGGCTGAGCTGCATCTTCTCCTGCAGTTGCTCGGTGAGCACCCGCGCCTCGTCTTCCGTAAGCACGGGCTCGCCCACGCTGTCCTTCGTGATCCGCGGGGTGAGGAGCGCGGGAGGCATCCCGCCATTCTTGAAGACGCCGGCTTCGTAGTCGCTGACCGAGTTGTCCTTCACGATCTCCCGGAACGCACTGTAGAGCGGCGTGAGCCCTTCCAGGATGTTGTCGGGGTTGATGCCGAAGCGGAAGTGGAGCATGAACTCCGGGTCCACCTCGTACTTCTGGCCGTCCACGGTGTATTCGTAGTAGTCGAGGTACCCGGTGGAGTCGGGGATCGGCTTCACGCAGCGCGAAGGCAGATAGTTGATCTCCGCGAGCCCGCCGCGGCCTTTGATCAGCTGCGCGTAAGCATTGCCGCGGCACCAGTAGTCCGCGTTCAGCGCCCACCAGAGCCACTTGCCTGAGTAGTGGGGATTGGGGCGCTGCAGCACCTTGAGCAGCGGGTGCGGCCGCTTGTCCGGCTCGTACTTGGAGCCATTCAAGACGCCGATCTGCGGCACGGCCAGCGGCCAGCTGGTGCCGATCCAGTTGAGGCTGATCGCCACGATGGAGTTCGCCAGCGGGTCGCCGACGTCGGAAGGGCGGATCGCCGAGGGCTTGCCCCCTACCGTGAGGATCTTGACGAGCTGCCCCCCGACTGAGACGACGTCACAGGCCCCACCGCCGGAGCGGGGCTGCGGAAGGCGTACGGTGCCGCTGGTGCGCGACGCAGCCTTGCCGGAGAACCAGGTTGAAGGGTGAGTGAGGCGCATTAGCCTACCACGACCTTCCGGCGGCCGAGCGTGCCCATGACCCGCTTGAGGGCGTAAACGAAGGTGTCAACGATGTCGTCATGGGCGCCATTCGGGAAGGCCAGCAGCTGATGGAAGAGGGCTTCCATCCACTCGCGGGCTTCGGGGAAGTGTTCGAGGTCGGGGAGACGGATCCGGAGGGCTTCGCACAGGGGCGTGACGCCCTTGGCCCGCTCCTCTTTGCTCTCGCTGCCGGTCTGGATCGGGATGAGGGCGAGTTGCGGGTGGGAGCGGCGCACGTACTGCATTAGCGTCGTGCCGCTCACCTTGTCTTCCACGTAGTCGCCTTTGTAGACGGCGCCGTAACGCTCGCGCAGCTCAGCGGCCTGCGCCACCAGGAGCTTCGTCAGGTCCGGCGTCTCCCACCGGCCGTGCAAGATCTTGAGGATGTAGATGTAACCGTCTTCGCCCAGGCCGGCCACGCAGCAGGCCGACTCGTCGTTCTTCTGGGCGGCCTTGAGAGCGGTGTCCCAGATGGCCCAGACCTCTTTGAACGCAGGCAGTTGGGCATAGCGGGCCACGAACCAGAGCGTCTTGAAGACGTCTCCGTCCGCCGGCGCCGGGCGCTGCTGGTGCTGTCCCGCGAAGTCGGAGTCGCCCAGGTCGAGCTGGATCTCCTCGACGACTTCGGGCGGGAAGAGCTTCGGGAAGAGCAGCTCGCCGCGCTCTTTCCGCGGATCGCTCCAGCCGATGCCGGTTACCCGGGGAATGCCGTTCTGCTTCGGGCCGGCGTCCAGGCGCTCGGGCTCGTACAGGGTGGGCAGGCAAAGGTGGACGTAGGCGTTCTTGGGGCTGCGGGCGGACTTCGCGAGCACGTGGCCGCTGAGGTCCATCTCGTGGAGGCGCTGCATGATGATCACGCGCGCCCCGGTCCGCTGGTCATTGAGCCGGGAGCTCATGACCTTGTCCCACCAGAAGATACACTCCGCCCGGGCTAACTCACTGTGCTGTTCCTTCGCGTTGAGCGGGTCGTCGACAATCGTGCAGTCGCCGCGGAAGCCGGTCGCCCGGCCGCCCACGGAGAGCGAGAAGCGGAAGCCTCTCCGATCGTTCTCGAAGTTGGACTTAACGTTCTGATCGCCCTTGAGCGACCAATCGGGCTTGAAGCTGTCCTGATACCACTCCGAGGTGATCAGGTCGCGGCACCGGACGCTGTCCCGCACCGCGAGATCGGCCGCGTAGGACGCACTGAGGCAGCGCCACTCCGGGCGGTGGACCCACATCCAGGCCGGCCAGAAGACGCTGACGATCAGCGACTTCATATGGCCCGGGGGGATGTTGATCAGTAGCCGCTTGATGCGGCCGTCACTCACGGCCTCCAGGTGCTCGCAGATCGCGTCGAGGTGCCAGCCCCACAGGAGCGGCGTGCCGGGCTCCAGGATGTCCCAGCCGTCTCGGATGAACTCCGCGAGACTACGCCGCGCTAGCTCCGCCCGCACTTCCCGCAGCGTCGGGAGACGCTGCACTATCGCCACCGGCGGGGGCGGGGGCGGTTTTGGAGAGGATAGAAGCAAGAGACTGCAGCTCTTCGATGCTGAGCGCGGAGAAGTCCGGCGGCGCCTGCTGGCCCTGGACGGGTCCGCCGTTCGCGCCGGTCAACTCTCGGCGGTTGGTATACAGCCCACCGGTCTCTTTCGAGAGTTGCTCCAGGAGCGAGGCGGCCACTACGGGGGACTTCTCCCGGTTGGCCAGGTAAAGGCGGTAAAGCTCCTGCACCCGGAATGCCTGATGGGCGGCCGGGCAGGCGGTCACGTCGGCGAGATAGTCTTTCCGCTCCTGCTCGAACAGCTCGCGCAGCTCCGGGCGGAGCTGCTGGCCGGCGGCGGTGCCGGGATCGTAGTAGGTGAGCGCCTGGGGCGTCACCTGCACGCCCCAGGCCTCCGTGATCTCCTTGAGGACCTGCTTCGGCGGCACGAAGCACGCCAGCCGCGTCACCGCCCAAAGTTGCGCCTCGACGGGGAGGCGATTGCGCTCGGGGGCGGTCTCGGGAGCTGGTTCCGGGGTAGTCATGTCCGTCAATGGAAATCAAGAGAAAGGGGCTATTTCAGCCGATGAAAGATCAGCACCAGGCACGCCACGATACCGATGATTGCGAGCAACGTACCGCTGATGGCCATCCCCCAAAGTGCCCACTCAAGATGATGCATCGTTAAGCCCGGAGACAGTTGCCGCAGGCGATGGAGATCTGCGCCGGCGCAATGAGCGGCGTCTGGAGCGCGGCGGCCACCAGGCGTTCCACGCCGGCGCTCACGATGCCGTAGCGGGCCACCACGCCGATGTGCTCCTCTACGTCGTGGCCCCGAAGGGCGAACTGCGCGTTGCCGTCGCGGTCGTATTTGACGCTGCCGTGCCGGTCCAGCTTGAGGCCGCAGTGGTACAGCTCGTGATCGCAGAGGGCGCAGAAGTTGAGGTCTTCGTCCTGTGCGGCTGTCACGGCGTCCAGGGTGATCAGGAACTCGGGGATGCGCCCGAACCACTGCATGAGCTGATCGCGTTCGCGCGCCTTCGCCCACCGGGTGCCCTTCACGTTCGGGATCTCGGCGGTGCCTGCTATTTGGCGGCCGTGGCGAATGTTTTCCGCCGTGGTCCAGAGGACGGCCACGTCGGCGGCCACCAGGTGCTCGTGATCGTAGTTGATCAGCGGCGCGCCCTCTTCGAGGTAGACGGACTGGATCCACTCCCACACGTCCGGAGCGGGGCGGAACAGTTCGGCCTGGCGGCCGGCTTCCACCAACTCTTCCGGCGGGAGCGGTCGGCTGATGGAACGATCCATCACTTCAAACTTCATCCGGATCTCCGGGGGAGATGGGGGCGAGGGGGCCGCCGCTTGCGCGGGCTTGGCGGTGAACAACGCGGGGAGTAAGGCGCCGAGAGCGCCCAGCACAGCGAACGATCGGATACGCATGGGGACCTCCTATAAGTCCAGGAACACGAGGGTGGTGCCGCCGGTGTTGTGCAGGAGTTCCACGCGCTCAATGGTGTGGTGCGTCTCCTGCAGGTCCGGGGCGAAGCCCCACTCCATCACGGTGCGGCCGGAGGGCAACTCCACGCCGCTGGCCAGGACCTGGCCGGCGCGGTGCACTTCGAAGCGGCGGAAGCGGCGCGGCCGCTCCCTTTCTGCCGCGTAGCGGTCCACCAGGTCCTCCACTTCGCGTACGAGCTGTGCGAGGCCGTCAGCCATTCGCTACCACCAGGTCGCGCGCATCGATGAGGAAGTAGTGGAAGCGCGACTGCCCCGACTGCTCGCACAGAGCGAGGAACATCTGCCAGGTGCGGTTATTCCAATCACCCTGGAGGATCTGGCAGCCGGCGGAGTGCGCGCCCACGCTGGCGACGTTGCCGCCGGCGTGGATATTGATGCCGAAGTAACCGCTCTCCACTTGCTCGTGCGGGTCCTGCACGTGGTCGCCGTCGCGATCCCGCCACACGGACACCGGAGCGGACTGCACCAGGGCGCGGTGGCCCCGATGCGTGCCGAACTGGTACTCCCACTGGCCGTTGCGGAGGTGGGCGCAGCCGTCCTGATCCAGGGGCTTACTGGTGTAGAACTGGCCGGGATCCACGGACGCTGAGAAGAGGCAGAGCCGGGTGCCGAAGGTGAGGATCGTATCGTTGTAACGATCCGGTGTGTTGGTGCCCGTCAGGATCGTCGCCGCGCCCACCGGGGCCGCGCCGCGGAGCCCGAGCAGGTGGAGCTTCCCAGGTTCCGCCGCGTAGCCGAGGCGCTCCAGGCACGCGCGGATCAGCCCGTTCGTGAGTTGGATCTGCTGCCCCATTAGCTGGCATCACCGGCCGGAGCCAGGCGGCCCAACTCGGCGAACGCCACGACGAAGCGCTGTTCAGCTTCCTCGCGGAGCTTCCGGGCCGCGCTCTCACCGGCCGTGCCGCGGGCTGCTTCCAGGTCGCTCTGAGCGGCACAGAGCCGGGAGTGCGTATCCGCGGCGGCCGTGGCGACGAGGGAGAAGTTCGCGGAAATCGCGCCCGCCAGGCGCTGCCGCTGCTCGACCGTGGGGGCACCTTCGGTGATCACCGTCTCGGTGTGCTTGGCGATCTCGCGCGCGCACTTCCGCAGGCCGGCCGCCGCCAGGATGTCCATCACGCCGGTGCTGAGCAAGCGCTGCGAAAGCTTCTTCACTTCGTCGGCGACGCCGCCGGCGAGGTCCTGCGCGATCTCTCCCACCGACCACCGGGACATGCCGGCGTGCACCAATTCGATCACAGTCTGCGGAATCATCAGGCGTCTCCTCAGCGACCCAGCCACTGCTGGACGGTGCGTAACATGTCGTGAACCCAGGGCTTGTCTCCGAGCAGGGCGAGGGTGATCCCCGCGACCACGGGCACCGGAGCGAACACGATCACCCGGAGCTTGCGCCCCGTGGTGTCGATCGAGAACAGCTTGCCGTTGGCGGGCGGGACCAGGGACAGGTCCACAGCCATCCGCAGCCACCGCGGCGGCTGCGCGCCGGCGGCGACGGCGCGCCGACGGGCCCGGGGGCGGGGAGTTGTCTGAGTGGGTGCCTGTTCCATCGCGCTCCGACCATTGAAAAACCCCGCTGGCGTCGGCCAACGGGGTCCAGGGCGAGAGGCGGGGTGACCCACCTATCGCATAGATAAAGTTTGCGAGTCGGTCTCTAGGCGGGTGACTGCGACCGCCGACGTGCCAGCTTCGCGGCCTTCTTGCGGCTGCGACTCCGGCTGTCTACTACTGCTTCCCGATGTCTCCGCCACTCGGCAGCCACCGCGGCGCCGCACTGCGAGGTGTTCGGACGGGTCCGAAGTCGCAAGAAGGGCACCTGCTGGCCGGTGATCCGGGCGGCGAGTTCTACCAGGGTCTGCGTGGATCCCCACGGCTGGCCGACGAGATCCTCCGGGCACATCCCGAAGGCTTTGGCCTTTGCTCCCACTTGCCGGCCGCGGTCATCGAACACGGGCGTCGGTGGGGCCCCACCTTTGCGGCGGGACATGAGCCGAAGGATCTCGCTGGCGTCTTTTTCCGTGAGGCCACGGCGGGGCTGATAGGTATCCTCGAGCTTGGTGAGCGCGGCCTGCAGGGTCTGGGCGGCCCGCACTGGCGAGAGGGACAAACGCGCGGCGATCTCGTCATTCGAGTGCCCGTGGGCGACTCCGAGTACCACCTGCGTTTGCCGCTCACTACAGCCGGCCGCCCGACACCTCTGCGCTAGGGTCGCATACCGGTGGGCCTCAAGTTGCTCGGGCGATACAAACAGCATTCCAACTATAAAGGCACCGAGCAACCGCCTTCTGCCGAACGATTTTCACGCCCCCAGCAGCGCCGCCAGGCTCTCGCTCACGTCGCCCTGGTGATCGTGGCGGTTGTCGTCGTAAATGGTCAGGGTGCGGATGTCGCTATGCCGAGAGAGCTTCTGGACGCGGCGCACGTCGCCGTTGGTGGCATCCAGGGCTGCCGTGATCGCCGAGTGGCGGAGGCGGTGCGGGGAGAGCTGCGGCACGCCGAGCTGCTTCCCGTACCCCTGGACCAGCTCATACAGGCCATTGGGCGTCAGGCGCCCGGCGTGGTGTTCCGGCCGGTGGTCCAGGTTCCGGAAGAGCGCGCCGTCCCGATGCCCGGCTTTCGAGAGGTACGCACTGAGCGCGCCGGCGAGGGGCCGGCTCGCCGTGATTGGTGCCTTTTGGGTGCCCTTGCCCTTACCCAGCACCATCAACCTACGTTCACCTTCCCGCCAGTCCGCCACGTCCAGCGCGCACACTTCGGCCCGGCGCAGCGCGTTCTCGCAGAGCAGGCGCAGGAGGGCCGTATCACGCAGGCCGGCCAGGTTCTTCTTGCCGGGGAGCTGGATCAAGCGGCGCATCGTGGCCAGGTCGACTCCGCGCGTGTCGCGGTACGTCTGGGCCTTCTCGCTCTCCACCAGGTTGCGGCCATCGGTCTGCGCGTAACCCAGCCGGTGGCAGAACTTCAGGAGGGAGCGGACCGCTGAGAGGCGACGGTTCACGGTGGCCTCCGCGGCGCCGCGCTGCATCAGGCCGGCCTTGTAGGTCGTAAGACGGAGCGCGATCTCCGGAGCCGGCAGCGACACGAAGGCCCGCACCACCCCGGGACCGGGAGCGGCGCCGAAGAAATCTTTCAGGTCGCCGGCGTACGCTCGCTTCGTGGCGGGGCTCCGCTTGTCGGCCAGGAGCATCGCCACGGGATCGAGGGCGGGAGCGGGGGCGGCCGCGGCCGCCGCTGGGAGCAGGTCGGCACGGCTCATGGGGTGATAATAATCGGCCCCGGCTTGGTGGTGATAATGCGCCTTTACACCACCAAACCGCGGCTGGAATTAGGCGGCCAGGCCGTGCTCGGAAGCGGCTTCCTGCAGTTTACGGCGGGCCGATTTTCGCGCCGTGAGCACCGAGTCCTGGTGACGACCGAGGAGTTCGCCGATCTCCTCATCCGTCATGCCGAACTGGAGGGAGAGCAAGAACGTGGCGCGCTCGGCCATCGTAAGGTTGGCGGCGCGAAGCAAATGGCGGACGCTCTCCACCCGTTCGACTTGTTCAGCCGGACTGGCATGGAGCGCTCGCACCATCTCGCTGAGCGCGATCTCGCGGTACTGGCTCCCGCTCCGGCCGCGGCCTTCCGCGCGGCGGCGCGCTACCCCTTCCAGGTAGAAGGGGTACTCCGGATCCTGGGGCTCATCGGCCAAAAGTGCATCAGCCTGGCGGGTGAGGTCGTTATCCATCGTAGCTCCAAGAGCCCAAACGACTGTTCTCACCTCAACGATACCGGGCTGGCGAGCAGTGGTCAAATGGGTTGCTTCACCTACTAGTCACCCTCTACCTTATTTTTGCCGAATGACTTTCCCCCTAGGCCTCGCCGATCTCCTCAGTAACCAAACGCCACGCCTTGCGCACGTTGGCGGGGCTGTAGATCCCAAGGAGCCCTCTGAGGCGGGCCAGGGTCAGGCGGTAGCGGATGAGTTCGCCGGCCAGTTGGCGGGTGGTCGCGTCGGGCGAGGTGGCCAGCACCTCCAGATCGGGAGCGGAGAGGGTGGGCATGAGGTGATTATGGAAGGGGCCGTCGCCGACCTTATGGCCGGCGACGACGGAATTAAAGCGCACCAGCTGCGGTCGCGGCGGCACGAGCAGAAGTGAGGGCCTCGTAGTCGGTCCAGCCGCCACCCGCGAACTCACGGCCGTCCGCGGTGCGCAGGGTGGCGTTCCAAAGACCGTAGCCGGTACCGGACACCTCTGCGGCACAACCGGCCGGCACCGCATGCACCGTGGGGACCGCGCGCGCCTGCAGCCGGCAATGCCAGCACAGCGCCCGCCCGGAGAGGGCGCGGCGGGAGACGACGGCCTCGCTGGCCAGGAGGCGATTAGGGCAGCAGTCGCACGGGACAATGGCAGGGGGAACGTTATTCGAACGTGGCATGGGATTGATCTCCTGAAGAAGGGGCGGCCCGGTTTTCCAGGCCGCCGATGTCGTCTCGGCGATCAATCCCACAGCGCCCGCAGGGCCTCGTCTTGCGCCCGGCGCTCCCGCGCGATGCGGTCCAGCTCCGCGTCCGTCTCCGCCTGCAGTTCGGCGGTGAGCTGGGCCGCGTATTCCGGGGTGAGCTCCTCATCATCCCGGAACGGCGCGGGAGCGTCCGCCGCCACGTGGAGCCGCACCAACTCGATGTGCTTGCACGTGCCGGGAGTGTGGCGGGTAACGAAGGCACGGCAGTTGCAGCGCGGGCCGTCCAGGTCCACACGGTAGTGAGTGCCGTCGCGCTTGATCACGTCCCAGTCGTTGCGCTCCGGGGTGGCGGGAGCGACGATGTACTGATCCGCCTGCTCGTAAGCGCGGATGGCGGGAGAGGTGCGGCGGGTCTTCTGTGCTACCATTGCGGTGATCTCCTCGGAGGTCGGGTGAAGGGGCGCTCTCGTTTACTAGGCCAGGGCGCCCCTTCTCTGTTGCTATATTCAATATATATCGTTAATGGGCAGATGTCAACCCTATTTCGCTATTGCGCGTTAATAGGAACGGCGATATACTCCCCGGTATGGGAAAACGCACAGGGAACCCGCGGGGCCGGCCACCACTGGACCCCAGCAAGAAGTCCGTCGTCCGAACCTACACGCTCTCCCCCGAGCTGGCGGCCGACGTGGATGAATACATTCCTGAGGGGACCAGGTCCGCGCTCATCCAGCGGTGCCTCCGGGAAGAAGTGGCGCGGACGAAGGCTTCCAGCCCCGCCGAGTAGCCCAGAAACGACAGA